ATAGACAAATTGCCATAAAACTTCTCCAACATATAATACGGATTTGGCGCCGGCTTAATATTCTTCTTATAGTCGTAAATCTTTGAATAAATATGATTTAATAAATGGTAGCGCTCAAACTTCGCCGAGCTATCAATTGGCTCGTTCATTAGATGCGCTACACCACACTCCGGACTACAAAAGCAGCCATACACGTGATATGTGCCATTGATATAATGCTTAGGCACGTAAACCGGGGGATTGTCAAAGTCACATGTACACCAAAAGCAGGCGGACTTCTTATTGTTGACGTTGTTAATATGTAAATTGTGCTCTAATTGCTTCAACTTGCGCCACACATTTTTTGAGCAGGTTTTGTTGTCGACCTCGTCATCATCGTCGTCGTATTCGTCATCATCGTCATTGTTGTAATTGCTGTAATTGTTTCTAGACAAGTCCAAGTCACTCTCTCTATACTTTGCTATATCTCTGATTTTATCATCATTCTTTAAATCATTCTTTATATCATTCTTTAAATCATTCTTTAAATCATTCTTTCCTAAATTTGTATTCACCATAATATTGAATCCTTTGATATCATTTATACCTCCGCCCCCTGAATTTGAAACCGGCAAACTTGGCTTTGGCATGTTCTCATTTTTATTGAGCAAGTCGTAATTTAGGTTGCCTGAGTTGAAATTATATGATTCAACCAAACAGGAAGATGGTTGCTGGAGGTCTTTTAAAGAGCATTTAAGATGGAGAATGATGTTTGGTTTGTCGATTTTTAGTGTCTCATTTGCTACAAAATTTTGGATGATTTTGCCACCCTTTGGTTTGCGACCACGTTTCTTGGTTGTTTTCACGTCATCGCCATCCTTTTTATCGGTGTCTGCGTCATGTTCATTTAAATCTAGTTCTTCATTTAAATCTTGTTCCTCAATTAAATTTGGTTCTTCATTTAAATCTTGTTTAAAATCTTGTTCTTGTTTCTCATTTACAACTAACTCTACTGTATTTTTTAAAGTGCTAATATTAGTAGGAGTAGTAGCATTCAAGGCAGTTAACAATTCTTGTTTAGATTTTCTGCCTCTTTTTGGCTTTGTTACTTCTACGTTTTTTACAACTTCTTTTGCGCTTGTTACTGTGTTTGCTGCTTCGCTTTTTGCTACTGTGTTTGCTGCTTCGCTTTTTGCTACCGTGTTTGCTGCTACTACTTCGTTTGCGCTTTTTGCTACCGTGTTTGCTGCTACTACTTCGTTTGCGCTTTTTGCTACTGTGTTTGCTGCTTCGCTTTTTGCTACTGTGTTTGCACTTGTGTCTTTTTTAGACACTCTAGGTTTTCTTGTTTTTACTACAGTATCAGGAACTACAGTATTAGCAACTACAGTATCAGGAACAACCGTATTAGGAACTATAATATCAGTAATTTTGGCAGCATTTGACTTTCTAGGCATTATTTGTTAGTTGTATATTAAATAGGTTCATCAATTTAAATCATTTTAATATATAATTTTCTTAAAATGATTATAAAAAACATTTTCGGCAAACCGGTATATAATTATCGGAACCCACGACTGTCTGTTCAGTTTCCCTAGTAATGCGCTTTGAAAAAATCCCAGGCGTCCCATCTTTACACATGCTACAAAGTGAAGTCAGTTTAGTCACCTTATCTGACAACGGTATTAGATCCAATATTTGCCCAAACTTCTTGCGTTCGAAATCGCCGTCCAATCCCCCAACATAAATCTTCTTTCCCAAAGACAATAAACTAACAACTACTTCATATAAATCGGCAAAGAATTGGCCTTCATTAATGATAATAACTTGCGCGTCTTGAATATTGGTTAAAATCTTTGTTAAATTGTCGGTCTTAATACAAGGTATCATAACTTTGTCATGTGTTGACAGCAATGTGTCGTGATATCTCTCGTCAATACAATGATTTATAACGGCAACAGGAATATTACAAAACTTACACTGTTTGTAAATGTCTACTAGACGACTGGTCTTGCCTGAGAACATAGGACCGATGATTAGCTCTAAGTACGCAGTACGACAATCAGAATACGAATTACAGGTTTCAGTCATTTTGAATATTAGTATAAATTGTATGAATATTTCTAAATAGGTTTTCTAACCTATATTTACTTTTCATTGTTTAAAAGACATTATAAAAAAGACATTATAAGAAAGACATTGTAAAGAAGACTTAGAACTAACAAACCCACTTCTATTATAAATACAAATGTCTAAATTTCTCAGGCTAACATATCATTTAATAAATACAAGATACATTACAATGATTAGTATGTATAGAGGCGAATATCATATACACATAGGTAAATCGGTTGAAAACAGTATACAAGGTTTTACGATGTTAGGGACTGGATTTTTTTCAAGAGACGCCTCGACTATTGCTATCAAGGAAAAAGAACATCCTGAAAATTACAAAATAGTAACTGATTGGATAAATAAAAATGAAGATTTATAAAATGAACCTGTAAAATAGATTTTGTTAAACCTTTTTTCGGTTACGATGCGAACCATGTAATTCAAAAAATTTATCAACATAATTGAATGGTTTGGTTTTTATTTCTTCATACTTAATATTCATCAAATTAATTCTTTCAATACATTTTGTTTTATCTAATTTTATATCGGATAATACACATTGAACCTTATTATTAATATTATCTACTATGTTTACTAGTGTATTCGTAGGAGTTTCATTTAATTCATTAAAATCAAAAACAACAACATTATCATATTTTTTATATTTTTCATCTATTAAATAATTCATTTCTTGTCTTTCTGAACAAATAAAAACCAATTTAAAGTTTTTTTCGTAACATTTAATTAATCTATCTATATTTGTATCATGATTTTTAATAACAATAATATTTTCAAAATGACTAGCAAAATTTCTGTCCCATATTCCTATAATTTGTTTATTACATAGTTCAGGAATTAACCCATATATAGCATTCACCAACAATGTGCTTGCTGTGTGTTTGGGTGAAGTTTGAATAATTAGTAATTTCATATTTTATATATAATATAAAATATAAAATATAATAATAATATAATCTGTTTATTAGCTAAACTATTAAAAAAGATATTAAATATTATTTATATTAATATTTAAAAATGACTGGAACACCATGGGTTGAACTATTTAGACCGACTAAGTTTGATGACATTGTTTTAGACCCTTTAAATAAGAAGATACTAACAAATATTATTAAAACATCCTATTTCCCCAATTTACTATTTTTTGGACCCCCTGGCACCGGCAAAACGACGACCATTATTAATCTTGTAAATGCGTATCAAGAGGTTCTCGGGCAGAAAAACCACGGTCTAATGATACATCTGAACGCATCCGACGAGCGCGGTATTGATATTATAAGAAACCAAATTAATCAGTTTGTGAATTCCAAATCGCTGTTTAATCAGGGCACCAAATTCGTCATTTTGGACGAAGTCGACTATATGACCAAAAATGCGCAACAGGCGTTAAGATATTTGCTACAAACGTATACAAGTGGTGTGCGGTTCTGTCTGATATGTAACTATATCAGTCGTATTGATGAAGGTCTACAGAATGAATTCTTACGCCTGCGTTTTAATCAGCTACCTGAGCAAGACATTATTGCCTTTTTAAAAAATATATCGGTTTCTGAAAAACTGAATATGACGGATAAATCATTGACACTAATTCAAAAACTATACAAGTCCGATATTCGAAGCATGATTAATTTCATGCAGTCGAATCAGCACATCAAAGACGACGATTTTAATATAATCGACGAGACAGTGTGGTCGTCTCTGTATACTATGATAAAAGACAAATCTGTGCCTAGGACTAACATTATTGATTTTATAAATATTACCAGTTTAAAATACAATATTGATAAAAAAAATATAATCAAGGATTTTCTAAATTATATTATTCGCAACAAGAGAGAGCAAATTACGGCGCCATTCTTGAACTTTGTCGAAAACATAATGCACTTTGAGGACTGTAAAAACAGCCATTATGTGAATTATTCTCTGTCTAAATTGTCTTCGTCATTATCATTATTATTATAAATAGACATTCTCAGTTTGAGCTTCAACATGAAGTCATTCGGAGGCGAGCTTTTAGACGGGTCAAATACATTTTGCTTTAAACTATATTCCTTAAAACTGTATTCCTTAATATTCTTCAACGAAGTAGGGGAGATTTGTGAAAACGGCGTCGAAATGTCCCTTTCATGGATGACGAACAACTTTTTGCTCAACATTTGTTATATTGTATTACGAAAATAAAAATTGAATTATATATATAATTAAATGACTTAAAGACAATAATCGAAGGAATACAATGTTGGCTTTAAGTTCAAAAACAAAAACAATTAATACAAGGGCTAAAAGAGTCCCAAGAGTGAAAGAAAAGGCGGTTATCGATTGTAATATAGATGACGAATGGTCGAGTTTTATAACTAGTCATACAGAGGATTTAAGTGAAAGCGATATAAGCGACAGTGATATAAGTGATAACGAAGGTGATATAAGTGAAAGTGACAGTGATTTAAGTGATTTAAAAGAACACATAGAAATTGATTTAAAGGAAGATAGGGATGTATTTGGCAACACATTGAATTCATTTGTTTCCAAACCGAAACACGTGTCTGCCAATAATAATAATAGTTCAAATATTTCTATTCCGGAACCATCGAACATTTATATTTCCACGAAATCGAAGATTGCGTATTTAACTGACCCGATTGATTTGAAAATATTTTGGGACATCCCAGTAATTCCTTACGCTACTGCTAAAAATGGTGTAATAAAAAAACAAATAAAATTTAATTCAAAAACACCAGAGGATTTAAATATTATTCAAGAAAGACTTCAAACGGAGCTCTATTATGAGGAGCACGTTATGTCACACATTGACAATCCAAATGGCCGCATTAAATTCAAGGACATTCGCAAGGTCACCGTTGGTATTTCCAAGAAGGACATTATGAGTTATCGCTCAAAGAAGAAGCAGGCGTTTTATAATTGCTTTGTAATGATAATACGTCTAAAGATTGATGGGTTGTTTCGAGAGTTTCATATAAAGGTTTTCAATACTGGCAAAATGGAGATACCAGGTGTCCAAAACGATATGATGTTTGAGCTTGTTTTGAAAAACATTATTGAGATTTTACAGCCTTATACAGAGAAACAATTGGAATATAATAAGAAGAGCGACACGGTGCTAATTAATTCTAATTTTAATTGCGGATTTTACATAGACAGAGAGCGCCTCTATGACATTTTAAAATACAAGTACAATATTCAGGCTATTTATGACCCGTGTTCGTATCCGGGTATTCAAAGTAAATTCTATTATGATAGTGAGTTGGGTATTCAAACTGGTATCCAAACGGGGGCAACTGCTAAGACGAATGCTAAAAATGCTAAAAACGCAACTGCTAAGGCTTTAAAAAACAATACTAATACTTTAAAAGCAGAAAAAACAGCACATGCTTTAAATACAGAAAATACAAATATTAGTAACATAACCGAAGTATCCTTTATGGTTTTCAGAACAGGCAGCGTGCTTATTGTTGGGATGTGTGAGGAAAATGTGCTAGTTGAAATATACGAGTTTTTAAAGACATTGTTGAAGGAAGAGTTTTCTGAAATATATCAGGGATTGATTGACATGGAAAGTCATAATAATATCAAAAATAAAAAGAAGAAGATCCGAAAGAAGTTGATTACTGTTTTATAATAAATATCTCTTCTAAATTTATATTTATATCATTGTCAAAATAATGATATATATTTTGTCTGATAATAGAGGCATCAGGCAGTTTTTTCTTTGACAATAAATTTTTGATAAAGTCTTCTATTATTTCTGTATTTCGATTTTCATTTAGATTTCGATTTTCATTTTCATTTAGATTTCGATTATTACTAGAATATGCCAACAAATTTGTAAATAAATAAATATTATCCAAATGATGTTGTTTCAACTTTGTTTTATTCAGGTCTAAATTGTGGACTTTTGTTAAGGATAAAAACTTGTCATTGTTATTTTTAATTTTATTGTCATTATAGTTTTGAAGACAATAATAGACAATGTTTTTATAAATATACATATAGGTGTCCACGTAATGTAATACCGCCTTTTCTTCGGTTAAGAGCTCACGAAATGTCTTTTTATATTCACTGTTAATTTCATATATTGTTTTTTTATAAACAAATGTAGTTGCGTCTCTAGAGCTGAGTTGTAAAAAGGAAACATTGTCGTCGGATATTTGCTCAATAAATTCAATGTAAAAGTAATACGCTTTTTGGCTGTGATAATATGTTAGATCCAAATTTTGAGTATAATAAAACAACATGGAAAACACATGGATGATTGTTTCTAGACCACGCATTACAATGAACTTGTAACAGTCTTGGTTTTTCATATGTATTTTTTCTTCAATAAGTGACAAATATTCGATTAACACACTAACAAATTTTGTTAGTATGTCATGAATAGAATGGGTGTTTTTTGGTCTGTAATTTTCTAGACGAGTTATTATGTAGTGTGGGTTATCTATTACTAAAGTCTGAGCGTTTTGTTTTGTTCCTTTCATTTTATTAATATTTTACTTTATTTTTTTATAAAGAGTAAAGAATAAAGAATAAAGAATAAAGAATAAAGAATATTATTAAATAATGTTTATAAGTATTTAAAGACTTTAAATCAAAAACTAATATAAATGTCTGATAAATCGGCTAATACGTCTAGTGCTATTACTAGTGCTGCCTCTAATTCTGCTTCTAACGCAGCATCTAATGCTGCTTCTACATCTAATGCCACACCCAACTATCGTCTCCCGTCTGACGTAACATTACAACATGCGAGCAAGTTGGCAATTGTCGAGGACAAGCCGATTATGTTGGATTACTGGACCGCGTCTGTTGACAAGAAGGCGCTTGTGGGTGTGCGTGAGTCGGGTGAGAAGCTACTTGTGAAGTCAGCTGAGGAGTATACTAGTCCGATTGCCAAGTTTTACAAGTCGGCAACCGAGTATATTATTATTACCGAGAATTCCATTTATATTGTGTCTAGTGATATTCCTACGAGAAAGATATCCTAATCCACTTTTAGGAAAAGTGGAGCAAAATATATTACTTTAAGTTTTTGATATGTTTATGAAAGGTGGATTTTTTAAAGGTGGATAATATATATGTCAGCCTTTGGTTCAGGATCTAATTCAAATGGGCAATTTTGGTTTGGAGGGGCTACGTTCCCGGGATTTTTATACAAAAAGAATGTAGGTGTTGGTGGCCGCCGCAGCACAAAGATGACCCCGGGTGGCAACATTACTTGTAATCAGCCTACTAATTTGTGGAATAAGTATACTCCAGGTGCCGGCGTTGGTGCGTCATCAACAGCATCTAGGCGTGCCAAGTTACGCCTCGCAACATCCTGCTCTACAAGCCAAACATGTGGCAAATTCTTTATTGAATTGGGACAAAATCAAATCAGACCGTCGCAATTCACTACGTATAACTCTAATTTCACTTATTAAAATAGAAATTATAATAAATAATAAAATAACATTTAATCTTTTTTTATTATTTATTTTTAACATATTTATTTTAACATATTAAACACTTTAGACAATGATATACTAACAAATATCAAATCAATGTCAAGACATATTTTATACAATTTATTTCCCTTTCTAAAATCTTTGGTTAAAACTAGAAGTCCAAATATATTAACAGTGTTGGGAACATCTGTTGTTTTAACTTATGGACATGGTATGTTTGCTTTAGCAACTAACAAAAAAGAGAAAATATGTGTTACAAAGAAATATACATATGTTTTTAATGGCTATACCAATTTCATGATTGTCGACTACAAAGGGCGGCATTTCAATGTCAATAATAGCTTTTGGTATTGGAAATGGGATGCGATTGAGGAATGGACTAACATTCAAGAAAAAGAAACTACATTGGTTGTTAGTTACTATGGTTACAGAATACCATTTTTAGGATTGTTTCCCAATATTGTTGAGTTTCCGACACATTTAGAAAATGTTAAAAAAGAAAAGAAAGAAAAAGGAGACATTCTAAAGCACCTACATGTTTAGCGAGTAAGGCGGCGGAATGAATTGGGTTGGCGGGTAATTGTTTGCTCTTAACCATCTGTCACCTCGGCTACCAGCACCGGCGCCGTTATACGCCAACTGGTAATAGGTTTGGTGCGAATATTGCGGCTTGCTCAGATTGTAAAATGAGTTGCCTTTTTGTTCAAAGTAGAACGGTGCAAAACCTCTGTTATTTTGTGTGCTAAATGAATTCGTAGCGACGCGCGAGTTGAGTCTAGTGAAGCCCATTTTTATACTATATGACTATATATTTTCTTTTTATAAATTATTTATTAAGTATTTTATATTTCTTTAAAAGAAAGATAAAATGTATAATGAGCACACGATGAGAATCGAACTCACGATCTTTCGCTTACAAGGCGAATGCCTTAATCCACTTGGCCACGTGTGCTTTTATTATGATTCGTATATTATGCTATACTCCTCAAATATATATAGTTATTTCTTTTTAAGTTGTTTTTTACGAAATATATTAAATTACATTTTCAAAAAACGAAAAATGATTTAAACACAAATATTATATTTATAATATAAATATGTCTTCAAATAACGATGAAGTAATTCAAGAAAATAATGAGCTAAAACAGAAAATACATGAACTAGAAACCAAATTAGCAGAAACCCAAGAACATCTAAAAAAATATACAGCCCCGTGTAGAAGTAAAAAATACTATGATAGTCATAAAGAAATTATAAAACAAAAAATAATAACAGCAAATAAGGTTTCGCCAATTACTCCTGACAAAAGGAAAGAATATAATCGAGTTGCCTATCTAAATAGAAAAGCAAAGTCGAATGATTTAGCCAAATAATTATTATTGCGTAAAAATTACTTAATAATATTTGTATATAATATATATGATAATAAAATTCAATAGTGAGTTGCTAGAATTATTTTGTAAAGAATATAATATTAATTTATTGGAAAAATTGGATGATAAAATAACATGTAATACAAAACTAACAGCTAAATGTATTAATGAAACATGTAATGAAACATTTAATAAGAAGTTCCATGTTTTATATAAATCAAAAATATTTACATGTAAGCAATGCACAATAATTTCAGGTCAACAAAAACATAAAAATACGGTTATGAACAAATATGGTGTAGAATTTATTAATCAAGTTTTAGAAGTAAAGGAGAAAAGAAAACAAACTTGTTTACAAAAATATGGGGTTGATAATGTTTTAAAAAATAAAGATATAATTAATAAAATAAAGGATACAAATAATTTAAACTATTTTAATAAATATAACAAAATAGCACCATCACTATTTAGTGCTGATGAAAAAAAACAAATGATTCTAGATAAATATGGCACATTAAATTTTCGCAGTTCAGATTATGTAAAAAATAAAATTAAGCAAACTGTTATGGAAAAATATGGAGTTGATCATATTTCTAAACGTAAAGATATACAATTATTGAAAAGAGCAAATTGTCTTATCAAATATGGTGTTGAATATAACTGTCAGCGTCCTGATATAGCAGACAAAATTGCTCGCAGTAATTTTATGCTAAAAGAATACACATTTCCATCTGGAAGAATAGATAAAGTCCAAGGATATGAACCGTTTGCGTTAAATGATTTAATTAATAGTTATAAAATAGATGAAAATGATATAATTACTGGTGTTAAAAATGTGCCAGAAATTTGGTATTATGATATTAATCAACAAAAACATCGGCATTTTGTGGATATTTTTATAGAAACTCAAAATAAATGTATTGAAGTTAAATCTTCATGGACTGTAAAAATGAAAAATGTCTTTATTAAACAACACGCAGCAAAGGGATTAGGATATTTATATGAAATATGGGTTTATAATGAAAAAGGAGTAATCATCGAAAAACATATTTAAAACTCAATATTTTTTAACGCATTTATCGCATCCTGGGACAATTTCTCAGGAAACTTCACATCAAACAAAATAATCAGGTTGCCCGCATGTTCGTCTCGAGTAAACCCCATATTTGGTATCACCTTTTTATATCCATTGGGTATAATATTACCGGCATTATTGTTAATTGTATAGGTCTTTCCAGTAATGTATTTTAATTCAAATGAAAACCCACACAGCGCTTCCTTAATGGTGATGGTCTTTTGTAAAATAAGGTCCAATCCTTGCCTCTGAAAATCAGTATTGTTTTCTATTTTGACAATAATCTTGACGTCGCCTTTACAATTCTCGTTTAAAATGTGCCCCTTATCCTTTAATACAATCAATTCACCCTCGTCCATTCCCTTTGGAACAGGAACATAAATGGTTTCATGTTCAAATACCTTATTGTTATTTTCGATTATCCAGCGCTCAATATCAATCGGGACAGTGGTTCCAGTTAATATTTTATCAATTGGCACTATAATAGTCGCGGTAACTGGTTGCGGTTTTTGATTTTGTTGCTGGTTAATATTTATAGGCATTCCGTTGTGAAAAACGCGAATATTCTGACCAAAAGGTTGACCCTGACCAAAATGAGAACCCTGACCAAATGGGTGGCCTTGGCCAAATGGTGATTGTCCTTGGTTCATATTTAATCCAAAAAGTCCTGCTAAAATATCGTCCATTTGGCCTTGACCAAACGGTATGCCTTGACCAAAAGGGGAACCCTGGGAAAAAGGGGAACCCTGGGAAAAAGGATTGCCTTGGTTATGGTTTGACATCATCTTGATAAACGGGTTATTTCGTGTCATATCATACTCTCGTTTCTTATCAGCGTCACCTAATGTCTCATAAGCATCGCTTAGTTTCTGAAATTTTGCCACCGAATCGGTGCTGTTTCCATTTCTATCCGGGTGATGTAACAATGATAGTCGCCGATACGACTTTTTGATTTCATCAATCGTAGCAGTTTCGGGCAATTCCAAGACCTTATAAAAATCGTCGGACATTTTCAATTAATATTATATTAAAAGATAAGCTTAAATAGTTATCAACGTATATATTTATATTTAATAATCCAATGGAAACACTTTTTTTAAACAAATACCAGCCCTTTTTCTTCAAGGACTTTGAAACGGTCCCTGAAATGCTGGATATTTTGAATACATTAATAAGCATGAATAACCTCAATGTGCTATTTATTGGTGATATTGGCAGCGGTAAAACCGCGTTCCTAAATTCGGTTATTCGTGAATATTACAAAGGATTGGAACCGTGTCAATATGCCGAGAATATATTACATATTAACAGCTTGAAAGACCAAGGTATTAATTATTACCGCAACGATGTGAAAACATTTTGCCAAACTTGTTCGTATATTAAGGGTAAAAAGAAGATCATTGTTCTAGATGATATTGATTTTATTAATGAACAGAGCCAACAGGTCTTCCGTAATTGTATTGATAAATATAGCCACAATGTTCATTTTATTTCGTCGTGTAGCAATTCACAGAAAGTCATCGAGTCGCTACAATCAAGACTTATTATCATTAAAATCAAGCCACTACAGCGCGTAAATTTAGTTAAAATAATGCGTAAGATTACACAGTTGGAGCAAATTGTGATAACGGATGCTGCCGAGGATTTTATTTTGAATGTGTGTAATAACACGGCAAAAATCCTAATCAATTATTTAGAAAAATTCAAGTTACTAAATGAGCCGATTACTTTAGAGCTTGCTACAAATGTGTGTTCAAATATTAGTTTGTCTACATTTGAAGATTATACACAATTGTTAAAAGACGGCAAACTAGACAGCGCGATACATTTGTTATATAGTATTTATGATAAAGGATATTCCGTGATGGACATTTTAGACAATTATTTCATTTTTATAAAGATTACAAAAATGCTGTCGGAGACGCAAAAATACAATATTATTCCGTTTATTTGTAAATATATTACAGTATTTCATAATATTCACGAGGACGAAATAGAGTTGGCGTTGTTTTCGAATAATCTACATCAAGTCATTAATGATTAAAAGAATGATTAAAGAATGATTAAAGAATTAACAAATGAAGGCTTTTTATAATAATTTTATATTATACAATTATTATAGATATATTCTATGCCGTCACAAATATTTAAAAATCCTGTACCCAATGAATTGTTGAAGCAACTATTTGATGAAAATGCTGTCAAGACTGAAACAGGATATATAATAAATAATTGTTCTTACAAAAAGGGGATTTTTAATAGTAGTATTCCCAAGTTTTTAGAAGAGTGTCGACCCTATTACCACATTTCTAAACGCGACTATATTGACAGAAAACTCACCTACAAGTCATTTAATACAATTATACGTCAAATATGTAATTTCAACAAGATTACATATACAACACAAATAAAATATGATAAGTCAGTTTATGACATTGTTTACGAGATACAGTTTCCTTCATTAATATAAATAAAAACTTAATTATACATGGTTTTAGTCATTCTGATTAGCTGTCTAAATCGCTTCCTCTCATACTCTACACCATCATATGCCGCGATCTGATAACGATTGTCCATATTCTGATGCATAAATTCGTAAGTGTTCTCGCTCATATCATAAGACAAATTATTGTAGTTAAACAGTGTATAACTGAATTTCCCCTTGGTATTGAGAGTTAAGGCAAGAAAGTCGGCAACATCGGCTGATGAATTGGCGCAAAACATAAATGGTTGGAAATTACTCTTATTTTTACCCTTTTTACTAAAAATATCGTCGCGCTTACCGTTAATAACATATACATTGGATACCTCATTGTAGCTGATGAAAACTCGTGTGTCAATTGTATCATAATCATCTAGGATGTCACGCTCTTCAATACAGACAACCAAGCAACTGTCTTGGTCGGATTCCTCGTTTAAATAAATGGCGTCTAAGTTAGTATCTAGGGTTTCGCAGGTCATTGTATAATATATATATTTAACACGGTATGCGTTTAAATCATTTTCATAATTATTCTTTTCTTTTTTAAATGAATATAATGAATAGAATAATCAATCATCTTTATAATACGTAATTTCAGTATTTGATTTACTACTCATATAATACAATCTCCCGCATAATATTTCATATTCCTTGAATAAATGTGTGTTTAAATTGTATACATATCTATTCGCACTTGTGGGCGAACATAATTCAAAATTATGTTTATCTATTTGGATTATTTGTAATAATTCAAAAACAACCGACGTTTTCAAATAATAGAAATTAATATTCACTATTTTTTGAAATGGATTTGGGTCTAATTCGCTTTTCCATAAAACAATTAATATATTTTGAATTTTTTCATTGGTGTCATTTTTATCTTTTTTATTTTTTTCAAAAAAACCAATAATTCTATCTGTAAAATCCACCTTGTATAAATGTATTATGTAATTGTGTATATCATATTTTGACCTGATTATATTTACCATGTTGAGTATATTTAATGGCACTGGATTTAACAATACCATTATTATTTTTATTTTTATATAAGAAGATTTTTATATAAAAACTTTAGTAATAAGAAATAATATTTTAAAAACTTTAAAAAGCAAACTGCGGGACATTGTTGCCAATATACAACGGCTTTGGTCCATAAACCGGTAACGTAGTAGAGCTCGGGACTTGCCAAAATGAAACCCAATCGGATGTATTTTCCTTACTATTTGCGTCTTCATCTAGTGCCTCGATTATACTGACCTTATTTTCATTATTATAGGGCGCGATTGCTAAAACAAAATATTTTGCTAAAATAAATTTCCCTTGGAAAATCTGTTCATTGTTTAATCTTGCGAACCACTCATAATTGCGGCGCTTCAATATAGTAGCAGCGGGTATCCATATGCCATACATACCATCATGTAATTTGATATAATCCTCTCCTAATAAATCATCCACTAACACTGGGTTGTTTTCCAATGTTTTTACACCAAGATCCGTACCCGGTATCATATTAATGCTCTTATTATTTACGTTTTTATTTGCCCACTTATCGAAATTGCCTAGGAACTCGATTTGTGCCGTATAATCGCCGGAAATTAGACGCTGCATATAATCAATAAACTCCTTTAACTTTGGATTATTCTTTTTTGCGCCAATAAAGGAGGTATCCGGATAAAACCGATTGTTCGTTGCGCTAATATTAGTATTCACATTTTCACAGACAAACATTTTTCCTGGGTCTTCTTTGTCTACACTTGATATACACCGGTTATACATATCGATTAAATCCTTGAAACACAGGAATGAAATCGGCACCGAGATGCCGCCATAATTGTATATCAGTTTAGCCATTGCGAGTTGCCTAACATTCGACACAATCGGGTCGCCAATAATGCTTAAATCAATGTTCCAGCCCGGTATTAACTTGGCAAACGAATTGTCATCTACGATACAAATTGTGAATGATTCGTCGCAGTGTTTAATGACGCTTCGCACGCACAAGTTAAGATAAGGTTGATTTAAGTTGTATGAACTCCTAGAGCCGAAGCTTAACCAATCACGTGAATTATATTCGTATGGCGTATAAATCCACATAATTGGTTTTTTACTCTTGGCTAAAGATGATTCGGATAATAAATATTGTTTTACGTCTTTGTAATTGTCATGTTCTCCATTTCTAGCCTTCTTTTCTAGATACTTCTGAAAAAGTATTCCAAAAGCAACAAGAAATACAAAGGCCAATAAATAACTAGTGGTTATTGTTGATAACATATATTTATATATTGAATATATTTTATTTTATGTGTATGATTATGATTTTATTTTATGATTTTATTTTATGATTTTATACAATTGTTTTTGAATGCCTCGTATCCGTTCTTCGCAATATATTCCATATTACGCATAGTGATAGCATAAGATGACCCTGAGTGTCCCCCGTTCACTGGGTCCTTTTGCATCTCTTTATTTAGACGGTCTAATTCAGGCACGTTTCTAGTAAACATAAAACCTTTATCTTCTTCAGGCTCAAAATTTCGAAGCCAGTTCCACAATTCGCATCTAGTGATTGCCTGGTGCGCGCTTTGAAAATAAGGGCGACTGAACTCACTGACAAACTCAAATTCACCATCGCCAAAATATTCGGAATTCATATTATTGGTATTTGTATTAGTTAAAGGATTGGATAACATGTTTGTAGTCATTTTATATTAATACTATTATGGTCCTTGTCTTTAAGTAGGTTTACAATATATTATATTTGGAGGCTTGAAGAACCGTCGCTTTTTGTTCTATAATAGTTGTTTAATATCACCCCAAAATGACCTTTGTTTTGCCTTTGCCTTCTCCGCTTCTTTCGCATATTTGTATGCCAGTGCCGCCGATTCTTGGTCTAAATTGTTCTTGTTCTGATGTAAAATACGTTCTGCTTCTATTTTTGATATTGGTGTTACATCTACTCGGTCTCGATTGGTCTTGTATTCATTCACGTTTCTAT